AATATTGACTTAAGTTATATCAAAGAAGATTTTGCTTATTTATTTTTAGGACATTGGATTAATGGAGATTTAGGAGAAGACAGAAAAAATGTAGGTTTATTAATTAAAGCATTTTATGAAACTTTTAAAAATAAATCTAAAAAACCAGCATTAATTCTTAAAACTTCTCAAGTAGGTTCATCTTATGTAGATAGAGAAGAAATTTTAAAGAAAATTAAAGCAATTAAAAAAACAGTTAATTCTACAAACTTACCAAATGTTTATTTACTCCATGGAGATTTTACGGATGAAGAAATAAACGAATTATATAATAATTCTAAAGTAAAAGCTATGGTTAATTTAACTAAAGGTGAAGGATTTGGTAGACCATTACTTGAATTTACTTTAACTAAAAAACCATTAATCACTACAGCTTGGTCAGGCCATATAGATTTTCTTAACCCCGAATTTACTAGTTTAATTGGTGGTCAATTAACTAATGTTCATCAAAGTGCGGCTAATCAATGGTTATTACCTGAGTCTCAATGGTTTTCTGCTGATCATGGTCAAATAGGACATTTTTTAAAAGATGTATTTGAAAATTATAAAAATTATACAGATAAAGCTAAACGTCAATCATTTAAAAGTAAAACAGAATTTAATTGGGATAAAATGAAGGAAAAATTATGTAATATTTTAGATACATTTATTCCTGAATTTCCAAAAGAATTTACATTAAAACTCCCAACTATTAAAAAAATCGAATTTCCTAAAAAAGAAACAATAAAATAATGTCTCATCACTCACAACAAATCTTTTTTCAATCTGTTAAAGAAAAATACCCATCATTTTTTAGTGATGTAAAAATATTAGATATTGGCTCTTTAGACATTAATGGTAACATTAAACATTTATTTAATGCACCTTATTATTATACAGGTGTAGACCTATTTGAAGGTAATAATGTAGATATAGTATGTCCCGGACATCTATATGATAGTGGATTTCAGTTTGATGTTGTTACATCAGCTGAATGTTTTGAGCATGATTTTTACTATGCTAGAACTATAGATAATATGATTAGACTTTTAAAATCAAATGGTTTAATGATATTTACTTGTGCTTCTACCGATAGAGCAGAACATGGTACTTTAAGAACAACACCTTCGGATGCTCCATTTTTACAACATATGAATGAAAAATGGGCTAATTATTATAAAAATTTAACTGAAGATGATATAAGAGCAGTTGTTGATATTGATAAATACTTTAAACCTAATGAATACATGTTTTTAGAACAACCTTGTGGATTTGGAGGAAATGACTTATATTTTTACGGAATTAAAAAATAAAAAATAAAATGGATAATTTAATCAATTGCGCACATTGTGGTTCAGACGCGTGTTATATAGAAGAAGTGAACCAAGATATAAAAACCTATTTTTGTTATGGATGTGGTTTTCAAACTAATTCATTAATGAAAAAAGGAGAACCATTTTTTGAAGAACAAGCAAAAATTCTTCCTGAACTTTATAAAGATTTATTTTATACTGATAAAGAAGAAAAAATATGGATGGCCTCCTCAGTAAATTTACCTCAACAAGGTATGGTATTTGCTAACGGATCTTCTAAAGAAGATTGGGGATGGGCCGCTGTAAAAGCTGTTCCTGTTTTAGAAGAAGAAAAAACAAAATATCCAATCATAGGAAAACCAGATGAATATTATGAATGGAGAATGGATATGACTACATTAAAAATGTTTCCTGAGCGTGATTATATGGATGCTCTTTCGTATATTAACGTATTACCTGAATAAATTATATTAGTATGAAAATAAGTTATGGATTAACCGTGTGTAATGAACACGAAGAATTAAAGAATTTAATTAAATATTTGTTTAAAAGAATTGATAGTGAAGATGAAATTGTAGTAGTATATGATCAAAATAGAGCCACTCCCGAAGTATTAAAGGTTATAGAAGATTATAAAGCAGAAGCAACTTCATATCCTTTTGATTTTCAACAAAATTTCCTAGAAAATAAAAACTTTATGAACAGTAAATGTACTGGAGATTATATATTCCAAATTGATGCTGATGAAATTCCTGAAAGTTTTTTGGTAGAAAATCTAAAATCAATTTTAGAAGATAATCCTATAGACCTATTAATTACACCTCGTAAAAATTTAGTTGAAGGATTAACTCAGGAACATATCCAAAAATGGAGATGGAATGTAAATGAACAGGGTTGGGTTAATTGGCCTGATGCTCAAAAGCGCATTTACAAAAACACCTCAGAAATTAAATGGTCAGGTCATAAAGTACATGGAATGGTTGAAGGTTATAAAACATTTGCAACATTACCCTTTACTGAAGAATGGAGTATTATCCATAACAAGACAATTGATCGTCAAGAAAACCAAAATAAACGTTATACTAAAATAGAAACAGGAGAATTAAAATGAGAAAGTACCTACCTACCCTTAGCGAATTAGTAGACAGATTGTCTATTGCCCAGCTTAAAGAAGTGTTTATTGTAGAACACAAAAATGAATACTCACAGGAAATTGCGGATATCGTTCATGATATTCAAGTATTACTTGATGACCAAAATGGTAAAATAACAGCGGAAACGATTCGTGCTATTGTTGTTTTATCTCAAATGAATCTTCACATTTGGCACAATGAATCTAATTATCGTAAAGGTATTAAAGATGGTAATAATTTAGAATTAACACACGGTTTAAATGGTATCCGTAATGTAGCAAAAAACCGTATTCAAGAAGTAGTAGGTGGCCGTAAAGATTATAAAATCGATTGTTTGGCTGCAGATTTTAAAGATTGGGAAATATCATGGGAATAGTAGAACGTACTTAAAAAGAAACTAAACCCTAACTTTTAGGTATAAAAAACCTAAACCTAATAACAAAAAATTAATGATATTTCCTGAGGTAAAAATATTTAAACCTAATTCTTTTGAAGATTATAGAGGTGAACTTTATACTCTATTTAAACAAGAAGAGCATGATCTAATTTTTAATCATGATAAAGTTTCAATTTCAAGACAAAACGTTTTGAGAGGAATGCATGGGGATTTAAAATCCTGGAAATATATTTCTTGCCTTTCAGGTGAAATATATTTAGTAGTTATAGATAATAGATCTGATTCTCCAAATTATTTAAAATGGGATTGGATAATGATTACATCAAAAAATAGAACATCAGTTCTAATCCCCCCTAATTTTGCTAACGGGCATTATATTCTAAGTTCAGAAGCAACACTTTTTTATAAATGGTCTTACCCAGGTGATTATCCTGATGTTCAAGATCAATTTACATTAAAATGGAATGACCCTAAAATAGGAATTGATTGGCCTACTTCAAATCCTATTTTATCTAAACGTGATTCCTAGAGGAAAAATTATTATATTAACATCAAAAACAGAATAAAAATGAAAAAAGCACTTATTATTACTTGGGAACGATTCCAAGATCATGAATTGATTTACCCTTATTACTCATTAAAAGAAAATGGATTTGAAGTAACTTTGATGGCCAATAAAATTGGTAGAATTTATGGTGATATGGGATGTCATATGCCTTGTGATGTTCTTACCTCAGATATGGAAAACGAAGAAATTCGTAAACAATATTTAAATGAATATAATGTTATTTTAATTCCGGGAGGTGTTAAATCTCTAGAAAAATTAAGACAAGAACAAGGTGTTCTTAAATTTATCCAAGAATGGAATGCTGCAGGTAAAACTATCTTTTCAATCTGTAATGGAGCTCAGTTATTAATTTCAGCTAAAATCCTTCAAGGTAGAACTATCTCAGGTTATTATTCAATTGATGTTGATGTTGAAAATGCTGGAGCAACTTATAGTAGAGGCCCAGTTGTTGTAGATGATAATATTATCTCAACACCACATTATGATTTTATGGGAGAATGGATGAGAACATGCATAGAAGTATATGATCAAAGAAGTTACAACCTAGAAACTATTATCTAATGAAGAAAGATAATTATGATGTTAATGTAGTTAAAAAACCATGGGGTTATGAATACCTAGCTTATGAAAATGAACACGTAGCCCTGTGGTTTCTTCACATTAAGCATACTCATGCTACATCTTTACATTGCCACCCTAAAAAAACTACAGGACTAGTATTATTAGATGGTAAAGCTGAAGTATCATTTTTTAATAATACTAATGTTTTATTGCCCGGAGATAAAGTAATGATTAGAAAAGGTTTGTTTCATAGTACAAAAGCAACTACTGAAAAAGGAGCATTTGTGTTTGAAATTGAAACCCCCGTTGATAAACAAGATTTAGTTAGATTTAGAGACAGTTATGGAAGAGAAGGTAAACCATATGAGGATAGCACCCACGAAATTCCTAAAACAGAAGATTGTCTTCTCATTTCTAACCCAAAATTAAATCAAACAAATGAGTATGTTTTTTCAAATTGTACTCTAACTGTTAAAAGTATTACAGATATTTCTGAGTTTTTAAATATTGATGATTCACTTAATGTTATGTTTTTAAAAGGTGGACTACAGGCTGATTACGGCCAAAATGTAGCTGGTCCTGGAGATGTTGTAATAGCAAGTACTATTAAACAACTTACAGAAGTATTTAATAAAGTTGATTTTGAAACAATTATAATGATTATAAAAAATAATGGCTAATTTTTATCCCCCCGGATTTGAATCCGAAAAAAAGAATTTAGCTATCGATTTCGATGGTGTAATTCACAATGCTGATAAAGGTTGGCATGATGGAACTTGTTATGGAGACCCACTCCCGGGTTCATTAGAAGCATTACTTAACTTATCTAAAAAATATAATATTGTTATATTTACCGCTAAAGCAAAACCTGATAGACCTCTTGTAGATGGTAAAACAGGAGTTACTCACGTTTTAGAATGGTTAAAAAAATATAATGTAGCTCAATATATAGATTCGGTAACATCCGAAAAACCACGAGCAGATTTATACATAGATGATAATGGTTATCGTTTTGAAAATTGGAAAGACACATTAAATTTTATAAAAAGTTATGAATAATTTTAGATTAAAAGCCTTTAATAAGGCCTCTTTTTGCAGACATTTTGAAAATCAGGTTTATAAAGCATCTCAAGATAAACATATTAAATTTCCCTTTTACCTTTCAGCGGGTCAAGAATATATCCCCGCATCAATTTATACTTTATTAGAAGAAAAAGGTATTGATCCTAATGTTTTTATTCAACATAGAGGCCATTCTCATTATCTTTGTAAAGGAGCGGATCCAATTCAACTAATTGATGAGTTATTAGGACGAAAAACGGGATGTGCTAAAGGAATGGGAGGTTCAGCTTCAATCCATTCAATTAAAAAAAATATTTTTGGTCATGATGGTTTAATGGGTAGTCAAGTTCCAATTGCTGTTGGGCATGCTTATGAAACTCGTAAACCCACAGTTGTAGTAATGGGAGATGCCTCCGCGGAAGAAGATTATGTGTTAGGAGCATTAGGTTGGGCTTCAACTAAAAATTTACCTATTTTATTTATTGTTGAAGATAATAATTTATCTATTTTAACAGAAAAAAGAGTAAGACGTAATTGGGAAATGGGGGATGTTGCTAAAGCATTCAAATTAAAAGCTTTTAATATAGTTGATAATCCATTAACTATTCAGAAGTATTTAGAAGATTATGATTTTTCATACCCTATGCTTTTAAATATTAATACCCATAGAAAATATTGGCACTCAGGAGCTGGACAGGATGGAAATGAATTTGATCGTTATAAAAACGAATTAAAATCATTAGGAGATGAAGGAAAAAAAATTGATGAAGAAAATAAGTTACTTATAGAAAAATTATGGCAACAACAGTTAGAGATACAATAAAAGAAATTACCCGTAAACACCTTTCAGAAGGTAAAGGTAAATGTTACGGACAATGTTTAACAGCCGTAGGTTGGGTTGGTGGAACTCTACCTGAAATGTATGAAGAAGATGGTATGGTTGAATTTTCAATGTCAGATGTTTCTAATGGATCAATAGCTACAGGTATTGCTTTAGCAGGAGGTAGACCTATTTATGTAGTTCGCTATCAAGGATTTCAATGGTATAATTTAGTTTCAATAGTTAACTATGCGGCTAAATCTAAAGAATTATGGAACCGTCCTTGTCCCATCTTTGTAAGAAGTATAGCAATGGAAGGTGGAGTAGGACCTGTAGCGGGTTCATCTCACCACTCATTAGCTCACAGAATGCCAGGTATTAAAGTTATTTCTCCTATGACCCCGGGTGAATATGAATATGCTTATGAGTGTTTTATGAATGAGGATGAACCCTATTATGTTTCTGAACATAGAAAATCATATGATAATGTTGAAGAATTAGAAAATATTATTTTACCAACAGCAGATTTCACTATTTTCCCTATTTCTATTACTAGATTGGAAATGAAAAAATTAGTTGATTTAGCTAAACAAGAAAATATTAGTTTAAACATAATTCATCAATTATGGATCAAACCATTTATTGTTGAAGATAGTTGGAAAATTGCTTTAGATAATTCTAAATTTGGTGGATTAGTAACAGATGATGATTATGTAGAAGGTACAGCAAGTAGTATAGCTAATGAATTAAGTTTGGCTACTGGAAAAAGAGTATGGACATTAGGTCTAGAATCTCGTACAGCTGGATTTCACCCAACAGTAGATAATTTACCTCCAAGTGCTGAACAGATTATAAAAAAATTAAAACAAATTAAATATGGAATATAGTTGGCCTCTTATTAATGATAATATTACTCAAAGTGATAGAGAAATTTTAGCAGACTTTTGTTTAAATGGTGAACGTTTTACAAATGGTCCTAAAGTAAAAGAATTTGAAAAAATTTGGTCTGAATGGCTAGGGGTTAAACACTCAGTAATGGTTAACTCAGGAGCATCTGCTAATTTTATTTCTATAGCAATGGTTAAAGAATTAGTTGGTATTGGTGAAGTTATTGTCCCTCCAATTGGTTGGGTTTCTGATATATCTTCAGTTGTTCAATTGGGTATGACTCCTGTATTTGTAGATATTTCAATGAATGATTTTAATATTACTTTTGAAAACATAAAAAATGCAGTTACCCCAAATACAAAAGCTATTGTATTAGTTCATACTTTAGGGTTTAATGGTATAAGTGATGAGCTTATTCAATTTGCTAAGGAACGTAATATAATTTTAATTGAAGATTGTTGTGAAGCTCATGGAGCTACTTATAAAGATAAAAAAGTAGGTTCATTTGGTGATATTTCATTATTTTCATTTTATTTTGGACATCATATTACTACTATTGAAGGTGGTACTGTTTGTGTAAATAATGATAAATTATATGATTTAGCTAAGTTATTCCGTTCACATGGTATGACTAGAGAGGCATCACAAGAATTACAACGTGATTACCAATTAATGCACCCCGATTTAAATCCATTGTTTACATTCGCGGTAGCTGGGTTTAATATGCGAAGCAGCGAATTAAACGCCGTCCTCGGTATTGAGCAGATGAAACGCATTGATAACAATATAAAACGTAGAACAGAAAATTTATACATTTGGTTAAATAATCTTAACTCTAGTAAATTTATTACAGGCTTTAAAACACAAGGAAGTAGTAATTTTGCTTTGCCTTTAGTAATGCAAGGTTTTAATCGTGATAAACTTAAAGATGTTTGTAATATTTTAGAAAATGAAGGTGTTGAATATCGTTTAGGTACAGCAGGTGGAGGTAATCAAGCTCGTCAACCATATTTAAATAAATTTGATCACAGAATAAGTGGAGTATTATCTCAAGCTAATTATATTCACGATAATGCTCTTTATATTGGTAATCATACTGATTTAAATAAAGAACAAATTATTAATCTTTGTAAAAAATTAAATAATGTTTAAAAATCAAAAAGTTTTAGTAACAGGCGGATCAGGAATGATTGGCCGTCAATTAGTAGATTTACTTCTAGAAAAAGGAGCTAAAGTAACAATAGCTGACCTAAATGAACCTACGGATCTACCTCAGGAAGTGGATTTTATTAAAACAAATCTATTATACTTTGATCAATGCCAAAACATCTGCCAGGGTCAAGATTATGTTTTTAATTTAGTAGGTATTAAATGCTCACCTAAAGTAACCATGGAACAACCAGCTGATATTATGGGACCAATGATGCAATTTAATACTAATATGTTAGAGGCAGCTATGAAAGCTAATGTTAAATGGTATTTGTATACAAGCACTGTTGGTGTTTATACTCCTGCTGAAGTATTTTATGAGGATGATGTTTGGAAAGGTTCTCCATCACCAAATGATTGGTATGGTGGTTGGGCTAAGCGAATGGGGGAATTACAATGTGAAGCTTATGAAAAACAAAATGGTGAAGGTAGATGTTCAATTGTAAGACCAGCTAATGTTTATGGTCCTTATGATAATTTTGATTTAAAAAATGCTATGGTTGTTCCTTCGCTCATTCGAAAAGCAAACGAAAATGATATAATTGATGTTTGGGGTGATGGTTCTCCGATTAGAGATTTCATTCATGCTAAAGATGTTGCTCGGGGAATGATGTTTGTAGTTGAAAACAAAATTACTAAACCTATTAATTTAGGTTCAGGTACAGGAGTAACAATTAAAGAATTATCCGAAATTGTTGCTAATTATTTTAATAAATCTATTCAATACTCCCCAGAAAAACCATCTGGAGATGCTAAACGTATTTTTAGTATGGAAAGAGCTAATTCGTATGGTTTTTATCCTGAAGTTTCTATTAAAGAAGGTATAGAAAGTACAATTGAGTGGTTTTTAAATAATCCGGATAAAATAGATAAGAAATTTAATGCCCTTAACAAATAATGGATAAAATTTTAATCACAGGAGCAAACTCAGGTCTAGGTAAACATTTAGTATCTAAGTTTAAAGATAATGGATATGAAGTGTTTGAACATAAAGGTAGTAAACATTACGATTTATCTAATCAAGATGAAGTAAAAAAATTAGCAGATGATGCTAAAGATTTTGGAGTAAATATTCTGATAAATAATGCTGCTATAGTTTGTCCAAGTAAAGAATTGTTATTATATTCCGATAAAGAAATTAAAAATATGATAGAAGTAAATTTAACTTCTCCTATATTATTAACATTTTATTTACTAAATCAATTAACAGATATTATTAATATTAATTCAATGGTTGGACTTGAAGTTAAATCCCCAAGAACATTATACTCAGCTACAAAATGGGGGTTAAGGGGATTTGCTCAAAGTCTAAAAGAAGAAAATAAAAATATAAATGTCTTAGATGTTTATCCTACAAATATTAAAACAACCCCTGATAGACAAAATGCTATGGATGTTAATATTGTAGTAGATAATATATATAATTCATTTTTAAATAAAGAACAAACACTTATATTAGATGGAAGAAAATAAAACAATATTAATTTGTGGAGCCACAGGTTTTATTGGTAGAAATTTATTAGATTTTTATTACAAACAAGGAAAATATAAAATCAAAGCAACTCATTTTAAACGTCCTGCTGTTGAAGGGTATGATGGTGTGGAATGGATAAATTGTGATTTACGTGATTCAAAACAAGTACAAGAAGCTGTAAATGGAGTAGATATAATTTTACAATTTGCTGCTACAACTACAGGAGCTAAAGATATAGTTTCTAAACCTTACATTCATGTTACAGACAATGCTGTTATGAATTCTTTACTACTTAGAGAAGCATTTGAACGAGGGATAGAACATTTTATTTTTCCTAGTTGTACTATCATGTATCAAAAATCAGAAATAGCTATTAAAGAATCTGATTTTAATCCCTCAGAAGAAATTCAATCATTTTATTTTGGAGCAGGATATACTAAAATATATTTAGAAAGAATGTGTGAGTTTTATTCTCGATTAGGTAAAACAAAACATACCGTTATTCGTCATTCAAATATGTATGGTCCTTATGATAAGTATGATTTAGAAAAATCTCATGTATTTGGAGCTACTATTACTAAAGTAATGACTTCTGAAGATGGTAAAGTAAATGTTTGGGGTACTGGAGAAGAAAAACGTGATTTGTTATATGTTGAAGATTTAGTAGATTTTATAGATATTACTATTAACAAACAAACCACCCCATATGAATTACTTAATGTTGGTTTAGGTGAAGGAATTAAAATTAAAAATTTAGTTCAAAAAATTATCACCCACTCAGAACGTGATTTAGAAATAGTTCATGATTTGTCAAAACCAACTGTTCCAACTTCTTTATTTTTAGATTGTTCTTTAGCAAAAGATAAATTAAATTGGAAACCAAAACATACCTTAGATGAAGGTATTATTAAAACTTTAAATTGGTATAAAAATAACATATAATGAAAGATATAGCTGTTATCATTCAATCTAGAGATAGAGTAGAAATGTTAAAGGAAGTAATTGATATGTTGTATAATACTTGTTCATCAACAGATAATTTTGATATTATATTAGTAATAGATGATGATCAAATAGAACAATATTCTCTCCTTAAAGAATTATATGTTGATACTATATGGTTATATTCTAAACACCAACTTAACAGTTGGGCTAATTTAAAACAAATACAGAACAATTTTATAAAAGAAAGTGATTATTATTTTGTATGGGCTATCTGTGATGATATATGTGGATTAAAACACGGATGGGATGTTGCTATTAAAGAGAAAAAACATTATTTTAAAGATGATTTATTTACTATGTACCAATCTAATGACGGTAGAAATATTAATAATATATATGAATC